TGTTCTCCTTCTTCTGTAAATCCGAGATTCGCTGGTGCTTTAGTAGTCTGGAAGATTTCATTATGGAATAACGATGGTGCAATTCCTGTTTTAGCATTCGTATAAATAGGTCTATCAATAGTACCTACTCGTTGAAATGTATCATCAAGAATTGTTTTATAGTCGCCAAAGTAATGCGTGAAACCAACATGGCATTCTGCATTCAATGATTTAATAATTTCGGCACTTATAAATTGTCCATAACTAACGTCATTTTCCGCAAAACCTGCCATGTGGATACCCAAAATGCGACCACCATGATTAGAAGAATTTGAAACAATAACACTTCCACAATATCCATGCACACTTTGCATAGGATACTGAAGAGTATTAAATGATGTTATCGGACCTAAAGCCCCATTCGCAGTCATAGCTCCTTCTAAACATTTTGTTATCTTAGTATGTTGAATTTCCATATACCAAGCTGTTCTACCAGTGAATGCATCTTCTGTACCGTCCTTCTTCCATTGACCATTATACATAGGAACACAAACCATAATTTTTTCACCATTCAATTCATTGAAATGTCCAGCATCAAAGAAGTTGCTATCTTCTTCTCTCTCTGAGAATTTCGTTAAATCACTATGTTGGTTAACTTGGTTTGTAGTACCAAAATCTAAACAAATAAGATCATAATAATTTGCATCATCGCCCTCATACCGAAATTGAGTAACTCCTACACTTTCTGCTGGAATTTTTCTCTTCTGTTGGAAGACGTTAAACAAATTAAAATAACCCTGTTTATATTGGTCATACGATGTTACACTTTCAAGCAAATGTCGGTTAACAATAAACAAGCCACCTTTGATGAAGAAACCATTTAATGCACCTACCATTATACCATCATTATGTTTTAAACAAAACTGGATATAATATGCATTGCTACATAATTTCTTAGCCAATGAATAAGCTCTATTTGAGGTCAACTGCATATCTGAATTATTTGCAAAAGTGGTGATTTCTCTTCTTTCTACAGTACTCACACCACTATTGGTTGTGCTCTTAAACATTGGTGCTGTTTTAACCGGAACATTCTTTGGCGGTGGTTTCGTACTATTCTTGCCTGTTGATGCATCTCCAGGATTATACGTATGCTGATCACGATGTCTAAATCTCTTCTTCTTGTCAGAATTATACCAACGGTATAATCCATAACCTCCTAAAATAACACCAACTGCCGATGCAAGAATAAACGCAGAGTTCGTCTTTGGATTTTTCTTAAACCAGTCTTTAAATCGATATAGCATAGACCATACTAGGAAAAGATTCCAATAATATTGTACCTTATGGAACCATTTCTCTTTACGGTTAATACATGGATCAA